ATACCAATTGTTTTTTTTCTGGTGCTCCAATTATAGGATTGTCTACCAATTTTATTTCTGCAATGTGAAAGTTATTTTGATCATGTGATCTACCTCTTGGTAAAGCTACAACTATTTTTGCATTTTTAGCTGATTCATCTTTACAAAAGTTTTGCAAAATTTGCATCATTTCTTTTACGTTCCAACGCGATAATGATTTTCCTTGTACTACCGGGGTTTCATTTCTTTGATCTAATTCATTACTCATTTATTTCTCCTAAATAATATTTTTCACAACGTTTTAACCATTTGTATTTGTAGTCATCAAGTTTATCGCCATTCAATGTAAAAATTTGCAGTGTCATACCTCGCGATGCCATCAGTATGACCCCTGCTTCCATCTTCGTTTTATATAGTGCGTCATGCGCCATGATATAAGCCGCAAGCTGTATAAAATAATCTTCGATCCATTCATCTTTTTTAGGTTTATTTGTTTGTTTAAAATCAATAACTGCTGGCTGTTCGCGCCAAACTCCTGTACAATCGGCCGTGCCACCATAGAATGTGGGGTAGAAAAGGGGGATTTCGGTGCCCCAATATTCATCCATTGATGGCAAGGCATTCCTAACGATTAGTTGTGCCATTCGCTTGGCTATGATGCCGATGTTTGTTTGGTCATCGTAGCCGAGCCCTTTTATATGACACTCGAGGAATTTGTGCATAGCTGTACCTACCGACGCCGCTTGACTTTTAATGGCCTCCGCTTGCGTCTCGCCAACTCGCTCTTTCCACCTAAGTAAACCTTCTTTATCTTTTTTACTTTTGGTAGTGGAGATAATAGTCGTAACAGACGGGAGAAACTTTCCCTCGCCTTCATAATGACGTTTGCCATTAATTGTTTTACGTTTAACATCCCCGTAAGAATATCTTTCTGTTATTAACGACTTTGGTTCGTTACTTTTTTGCATGACCATTCAGCTTTAACTTTTTTACTTTTTCTTTAGCTAAATGTTCAATAAGTTTTGCCAATGAAAAGGATACACCCAAATCATCTGACAGTTTTTCTTTTATTAAATTAAGTTCTTTGTACGCTGTTTTCGAAATAGAAACAGACGAGTATTTTGTGATGTCTGGCATCATAACCTTCTTTCTTTTTTATTTATATAGCGATTTCTCGACCGGTCTCTTGGACAAAAGATACCTTAAGACTATTAATCGTTTTGTGAAGCTCTTCAATCTGTAGTTTCAACAGCTTGTTTTCTTCGTGTAAACGAGTTGTCTCAAAATCGTTGCCCATTATGTGGGGCACCCAATTATCATCCATATAGATTCCTCCATATTTTATTATAATCTACCACAAGATATAGTAATATACTATTGACTGTCAACAAAATATTGTTATTATGTAAAATAAATAAACAGAAAGAAAGACTTAACATGACTCATATAATTACTAAATATGATATTTTTTGCGCAAAACATCATTATCAAAGAGCTATGCGCCCATTTATTTTTGATAAATTAAAGCCTTNTCAAAAAAAATCAGTGATTAATTTAAAAAANAAATGGGAAAACTACAACGAATGGGAGAAAGAGAACGGTAAACATGAGTAGAACAGAATTAGATAACCGTCGTCCGGCGTACGCTTTTCAAATAACTGACAGTGGAGGGACGCCTTACAGGCTCGCTGTTTCGTTTCAAGACGAGAAGGTTAAAGAGATATGGATAAGCGGTGGCGGTAAAGTTGGAACAGAGAAGTTTGATATATTAACTGAGTTTGGAAGATTAGTTTCTGTTGCATTGCAACATGGTGTGCCTTTTGAAGAACTACAGTCTTGCGCCACATACCACAGTGACGGTAGACCGTCGACCATTGTTGGTGAAGTGTTTAACGCTATTGAGTTTAAGAATTAAGAATCTTCTGGATCAAAATCAAATTGTATATCTAAATCTAAATCAGCATCAGATTCAAATATAATCTCGCTGTCTTCCATTGCTTTAGCAACCGGTAAAGGAACATAGATTAGTTTACCGTTTTTATATTGTTTAAATTTTTGATGACAAAGTTTACAAAAGAAAGTGTCATCTATTACTTTTTTCATTGTAGTTAACGAACCACAACCTGGACACAGACATACATTAATAACATTTTTATTCGTCATTTTGCATCTCCCCAGTTTTTCACAATAGCATAGTCGACTTTGCTTGGTACATGTAGATCAACACACGTTTCCATTTTATGTTTTATATTAAGTGCCTCGCTTTTGTTTTCAACAGATATGTTTAGTTCGTCATGCACTTGTATATGAGGTATGATACCATCCTGTTCATATAAGTCCACCATTGCTTTTTTTGTTTGATCGGCTGCAGACCCTTGAATTAACTTGTTCATTGCCTTGTACGTGCCTGCGCGTTTATAATTACCATGGCCTAGCGCATTAATTGCTTCTTCTTTTGTTTTGTAAAAACCTTTCTTGCCAAACTCTCTTGGTTCGTAGAAAGGGAAACGACAATGTCTACCTAATAAAGTTTTGATCTCTCCCCTGGCTGACGCTTTGTCCATAACATTGTATGTTAATTGTTTTACAAACGGAACTTTGCTTTGATATGTGTTTATTATTTCTTCGGCCTCTGCACTCTCTATACCAAGTTCGTTCATCAATTTGTTTTTACCCATACCGTAGAACAAACCAAGGTTTATTGTCTTGGCCTGTCCGCGAGGAATCTGTGCAATGTCTGCAACCATCTGATGAAAGTCAGCATCGCCTTCGCGGTAACCACTTATGATTGAGTGTACATCCAGGTTGTCGCAAAAAGCATAATGAACAACTAGTCTTGGTTCTTGTTGAGAATAGTCAAACATGCCCCACTGCTTACCTTCTTCAGGTATAAATAAACTACGAATTAATTTTTTAATTTCTTCATTACGTGCCGGAATCTGTTGCAGGTTAGGATTACTGTAACTAAATCTGCCTGTAACTGTACCACCGTCATCACTTCTCATTTGATGTATTTCAGAATGAATGCGTCCTTTGTGTTGGTGTCTTAAAATAGTTTCTATAAATGTTGTGTTGGCTTTGTTCATCTCTCTTGCTTCCACAATCTTTTGAGCTATCTCATGTTCATTACTAGATAAAAAATTCTTTGTAAAACTTGGTGCACCACTTTTAGGTGTTCTCGGATAAGGTATGCTTAGATGATCAAAAGCTTTTGCAATAGAAGCTGCGGCCCATATCTCTATGTCCCTACCACATATCTTTTTTATTTCTTGCATCAATTCTTTTTCTCTTTTTGCTAATAATTTTTTAGCCACCTCTGCTTGATCCAAGTCCACGCGCACACCGTTTGCTCTCATGTCAATTAAACAAGGCTGTAATCTTGTTTCTAAATCATAAATATCGTGTAGGTTTTGTTCGTCTATTTCTTTTTTGTTGAATACATATAGATCATACGTTAGTCGTGCATCGTATTCCGCATACTCACCTACATGCATTGATGGTAACTTGTACATCTCTTTCTTTGGGTCAACACCAAACTCTTTTGCTGCTTTGTATAATAAATCTTCGTTCTTTGTTTCACCTAATTTTTCTTTTGCTAAACTGTTTAATGTAAATGAATATCTGTTCTCATCTATTAATGCACTTGAGATCATTGTGTCGTGTATTTTACCGTTGACCGTTATCCCTAAACTTCTTAACCATCCTAAATCGTACGACGCATTATGAAAAATTTTATCACAATCAAGTTTCGCTACACCCTTAAACCAGTCTAACACCTTCTTTTTATTGAGATTTCCGCCTCCATGAGCTATTGGATAATAACCTTGCCAATCAGCAGTTGCTACAGCGATACCGGTTACATAACCATCACCCGTTGCCCAACCGGAACCGTGAGTTGTTAAATTTCTATCACACGTTTCTAAGTCAATCGCGATTAGTTTTTCATTAGACAGGTCAGGATAATAATCTTTCGGTGTCCATTCAGTTGGTGCGTTGTATACAAACTTATTCATATTCCTCTTTCAATTTGTTAATGTACCATATTGCTTTATCCAAGTCTTCTATAACCTTCCCTTTATGTTGATGTCTCCATAAATATTTTATAGCGTTACCTTGTAAATAAAATTTAAAACTATCTCCAAGTGCAGACTTAATTGCATCAATACATTCTATATCCCCTTGTTTGTAGTGTGGTGGATGGTTTACATTGTCAGTCATTATTTTTTCTTTCTACATTTACATGATAAACTATTACTACAGCCGTACAATTTGGACACGATAAGTTTGTTACAACCATGTGTTCTTCTTCTTCGTTATCTTCCCACTCAGTGTCGTGGTCACCGCCCCATATCAATTCGTGATCACAACTCCAACATTTCATAACGCAAACCTAAAGTGCATATTTGTTTGTGGTAATAATACATGCAGTTCGTCCTTTGCTCTTGTAGCGCCAACATAAAATACTCTTTGTTCATCGTCGGAGTCTTTCTGGTACGCGTTGTATGTTTTTAAATTCATATCTGTCGCAAGTAATACATTATCAGATTCGCCACCTTTTGCACCATGAATTGTAGATATTTTTATGCGAGGTTTCTTAGTTATATCTTCTTCTCCAAGACCAAGACGTAAAAGATATGCTCTATCTTTAAGATTAATTTTGTCTAATGCTTGATGCCATTCACCAACACTAAAAGGGCCCAGTAATATTTTTAAGGTGTCCATATCATACAAATGACTATCATTCATTATGTCTATTTTATCGTTCGTTCCCTCTGCGACTTTCTTATAATAAAATATTTTCTTAATTGTTTT